AAGAAATCAGAAATATCTTAAACGGATAAGGGGGAAAAATCTATGAACAACTTAGAATATGCGGCTATCCTGCAAGAAGAGCTAGACCGCCAAGCAACTGTAACAGCTACATCAGGGTGGATGGAGCCAAATGCTGATCAGGTTAAATATAACGGCGGCAATGAAATTAAAATCCCGATTCTGGATATGGACGGCTTGGGGGATTACGACCGATCCGGCGGCTTCGAGGACGGAGCTGTTGATCTGAAACATGAAACAAGAGCAATGACTATGGATAGAGGCCGCTCGTTTACCCTTGATGCTATGGACGTTGATGAAACAAACTTTCAAGCTACTGCGGCCAATGTTATGGGTGAATTTCAGCGCATTAAAGTTGTGCCGGAGATTGATGCTTATAGGTATTCAAAGATCTCTCAGTATGCCATTGAGAATGATGTTGTCACGGATGGATATATCCCCGATGAAAAAACCATCTTCGGGCAGCTACTCGATGACGCATTTAAAATCTATGATGAAGTCGGCGAAGAGGTTGAGCTGGTGGTGTCAATGGCTGCGCCTGTGCATAAAATCCTCATTGAAAGCGACAAAATCGCTAAAAAGCTGGATGTCGGCAGCTTTACAAGAGGCGAGATAAAATTTGACTTCCGCAAGCTGGATAATCTGTATATTCGCCTTGTGCCCAGCACGAGGATGATGACGGAATATCAATTTTTGACGGGCAAGCCCGGCTTGCAAGCACGAGGAGGCTTTAGGCCAACGGCTACGGCGCGGAAAATAAATTATATTATTTGCGCCAGAAACTTGCCGCTCGCCATCAGTAAGCAGGATAAAATCCGCATCTTTACGCCGGATATTAACCAACAAAAAGATGCTTACAAGCTGGATTATCGCCGTTATCATGATTTGTGGGTGCTGCCTCAGCAGATGAATAAGCTGCGGGTGAACTTGCGACCCGCTTAGTTAAGGAGGAGGCCATGAGAGAAAATATGGAAAGATGGATCATGAGAAATATGAACGCTTTTAAGGAAGTGTATACCGAGGCCGATGTTGAGAGGCTGAAGGCCAAGGGATATAAAATTGTTGAGCATTTCCCGGCTGCGCAGCCTAGCAATTCACAAAGCGAACAACCGGGCGAGCCGCAGCAGCCTCCAAAGGGCAAAGGCAAGGGAAATAAGCCGCCGAAGGGCAATAAGGCCGAAAGTGATGACCCCGGCAAAGAAAGCGACAATAGCGGCGAGGACGAGGATGCCCCGGATGACGTGCAGCGCGATCTGAATGATGGGGCAGAAGCCGAATCCGAGGGCGGAGCTACAGATCGCAAGTGAAATTTCATTGCGAACGCTCCACTGCAATGAAATTTCACGGTTTTTTCAGCTTTGCTGAAAAAATGCCTCCTTTAAAGATTAAGCTCTCTTAGCCTGCGTTTTTAGGGCTATTTTAGGCGCGTTTTTGCTTCGGGGTATAAATATCCCTGTCCGCTATCCTTAAATGCTCTTAAACGCCTATAAAAACCCCTTAAACGGTATATAGAAATGAGGTGTTGTCATGCCTGATGATTCATGCGACAAAGACCTTCGGGCGGAGGAGATTCAAGATTTGCTGGATAAGGCAAAGAAGATCCTTGGTATTGAAAACGGTGAGAATGATTTTGTGCTTGAGTGGATGCTAAGAGATGCCATACAAGCAATTCTGGACTATTGCCGTATACGCAGGCTGCCAAAGCAGCTTGAAGATTTAGCTGTTGGAATTATGGTGCGCCAATTCAATTTTGAAAACGGTGGCAATATTAGCAGCATCAAGCGCGGCGATACCACCTTAAGCTATGGCGGCACTATCGGCATAGAGGATTTTACGGATAAGGATAAAAGGCGGTTGAATGCCTATAGGCGGTTTGTGATGAGGTGATGGGGGTGGTTTGATGTTCAGCAACAACGATAAAAGGGCTAGGGCTGCCATAGAAAGCACATATACCGACACCTGTGATATTTACAAATCAAAAGAAAAGGATGGTAATATTCAAAAAGAGGTGCGCTATAAAGCCTACACGGGGCTTAAATGCGCTTTAAGTCAGCGCAGCAGCAGGGCAACCGCCCAAACCGAAACGACAAACAATATCCGATATGATGCTAAGTTGTTTATAGCCCCCGAGCATAGCATCCCGGCAGGGTGTGAAATATGGGTGTATGCTCAACAAGGCCGCAAGCTGGTGTTCACCACAAGCGGCGAATCCTTCGTCTATGCAACACATCAAGAAATATTGCTGCTTAGAAAGGATAAGGCATAATGGCCAGTCGATATGAAGCTCGAAGGCGGCGCACACAAGAATATTATGAAAGATATTCCGTGCTGCTAAACGAGCGGCTATTAAATCGAAGCGAGGCTTTTCATGAGAACCTAGCTCGCCAGTATGCCATAGCCGCAAGCAATATCCAAAGAGATATCGAGGCTTTTCATCATCGCTTCGCCGTAGATAACAGGCTCGATTTTGCAGATGCCCGGCGATTGCTAACAGCAACCGAAAGAAACCGCTTTGCAATGCAGCTTGATGAGTACATAAGGCGCGGTCAGCAGATTAACTTTTTCCCTGACTGGGATTTAGAGCTGAAAAATGCTTCTACAACCTATCAGTTGACGCGCCTCGAAGCTCTGCAAATGCAAATTCGTCAGCAGATTGAGGAACTTTATGCAGGCTATAACGGCAATATGCGCAGCCTTATGGGGGATATATTCACCGATGGCTTTGAGCGGAATATCTCTGAAATCGCAAAGGCAACCGGGAATACTGACCCCTTCGCCGCCCTCAACGTAAACCAAACAGAGGCGGTGCTGACAAGACCGTGGTCTCCCGATGGCACAAACTTTTCGGAAAAAATATGGAAAGATAGAAATCAACTTGTTAATTATCTTGACAGAGAGCTGACCCAAAGCCTAATACGAGGCGAAAGCCCCGACAGGCTGATTAGAGAGCTGCAAGATAAATTTGATGTAACCTCCGGGCAAGCAGCCCGGTTGATACAAACCGAGGCAGCCTATTTTTCTACCATGTCTAAAATCGAAAGCTATAAGGCTATGGGCTTTGCAAAGTATACAATATTGGCCGTTATGGATGCCAAGACATCCGAAATCTGTATGGATATGGATGGCGAGGTTTTTGACATTGAGGATATGAAAGTCGGGGCAACTGCCCCGCCGTTTCATCCTTTTTGCCGCACCACCATTGCGCCATATGCAGATACGGGGGATGCATCGGAACGCTCCCCGGGGCTTTTGCTTGATCCTGTTAGCGGAGAAATGTATACCATCCCAAGGGATATGACACCGGGGGAATGGGAGCAGCTTGCTCAAAATGCGGTTGAAAATAATGCCGAGACGAGTTATAATTATTTTGACAGCCTGACAAAAGATGAGCAGAGAGCGATATCGAGCTATGTTTCTTCTGAGGGATATATACTAAATGAGAAGTTAAGAAGCGGAGGACTGTCAGACTCGGACGATCTGCAATGGATTGAAATGATGTCCAACATGGACACCGCTATTGAAAAATTTCCTCTATATCAGGGAGATATAAGCCGCTCTGTCCACCTTAGAGGAAACGAGATAGACAGCTTTTTAGCATCCCATCAACCGGGCGATAGCATCTCTTACAAAGCATATACATCATTCACCTTCGGGAGAACTCACTTCCAGGATGCCAATGTGCAAATATATCTGTTTGGCAGCATCAAAGGCCGCGATATCAGCAGCTACAGGTCTGCGGAAAACGAAGTTATATTTCCCAGAAACTCTGAATTTTTGATTGTTAGACTAGAGGAAGAGGACGGAAGATATAAAATATATTTGGAGGAGATGTAGCCCATGTCGGAAAACGCGCAGTTTTTATGGCCAACATTGGAGGAGTATAAGAAGCAAGAAGAGCAGCTTATGGCCTTCGCACGTGTAGCCTCTATCAAAAGATGCGAATATCCACCATCGGATTATGACTTCGAGGCGCGCAAGGAATTAAACGACAGAATCCGGCGCGAGCTACGGGAAATGCCGCTAAGCGAGCTAGCGAAGCTGCCCCTGAGTGAGTTTAGGCACATACCATATAAATATCTGAATGAACGTGCGCTAACGCCGGAAGAGCAAGCCCTTGATGATTTCATCAGCGCAAAATGTAAAGAGTATAAAGCTCAGCGTTGGCTTGAGCTGCTGGAGATGCCTTGGGATGAGCTGGAAAAGATGCCTTGGCGCGAGCTGGATTTACCACCCAAAGGGAAAGACGTGCTAACGCCAAAGGAGGAGGCTATAGGCGATCTTCTTCTCAAAAAACAGCAAGAAGAAATAAGAGAGCTGGATGAAGAGCGCGCAGCATATCTTAGACAAAAAGAAAAAGACAATGCCAAAAAACAAAATAAAAGTTGATAACAAGCAGCTAATCGCCTTTGAAAAAAAGCTGCGCAAATTTCATGATGACGGCATAGATGATTTTATCAAACAAGCCATAAGGGCTGTGGCTGCTCAATTTTTAGAGAAAGTTATCCGCCTCACCCCTGTGGGTGATTATGACGGCAATGTTAGCTTTAGAACCAATCCCGCCGAAAGCACAAAGGAAGTTAGCTTCACAACAAGAGACGGTCAATCCGTCTTTTTTGTTGCAAACAATCCGCCGAGAGATGTTAGCTTTAGCGCGAGGACAGCAGGCAAGCAGGGCGGCACGCTTCGCAGAGGCTGGAATCTGCGCAATTTCAAGAAAGTAGACGGCGGCTACGAGGTTGAGATTTATAATGATGTCCATTATGCCCCCTTCGTTGAAAATGGTCATATGATCCGCAATACGGCTGGCGGCCAAGCCAAGGGTTGGGTAAAAGGCCGCTTCATGCTGCGCAATACCGAGATAGAGCTGACATTTATTCTGCCCGAAATTTTGGAGCAGCAGTTAAGTTTATATTTATCAAAGCACTTTAAAGGTTGATTCAAAAGCATTTAAACAGCTTTTAATGGGGGGTGATGTCGTGCAGCCTTTGCCCGACACCGTTGAACTAACAACAAACCTACTAATAAACGCCATTGCCACAACACTTAAAAATGCTTATGGCTACAGGGTTTATGCAAGAGAGCTCAAGCAGGGGTTTAAAGCCCCCTGTTTTTTTATTGAGACTTTGCCAATGCGTGGCCGCCGCATTGGCTTTAGACGGCTTGAGCGGCTATCTGCTTTTAGCATCCACTTTTTTGCTGAGGGATTTGATGAATTGGGTGAGGCGGCAGCTACTGACGATGTTATTTATCTTGATGAAGAGCCGCCCGATCCTGACCCGCTCGCCGATGGGCTGCCACAAGAGCCTGAATGGGATTTTGAAATGGAAGCCTACACCGTGGCCGATCAGCTTCATGGGGTGCTGGAGTTGGTGGAAATAAGCAACAAGATTTTTAACGGCAACACCATCCATGTGCGCGGCTCTAACATGTCCGGCAATGTAAGCGGCGGGGTTTTGCATTTTAATGTAAATTACAATTACCATCTTCTGGAGGAGCATTTGCATCCATATATGGAGGCTCTTATGTTGACTGCAAGCCCCAAATCTATGTTGGATTGGGAGCATGATGGCGAGAATAGCGAAAATTAGAACGGGGGTTGACCATGCAAGAAAACAAAGACAATGCTGCCGTAGAAGCAGAAGCCAATACCACTTTTGAAGAGGGGCTGCAAGAAGCTCTTGATTCCATTGATGAAAGCATCATCACATATCAAAATGAAGAAGCAGCCCAGCCAAAGCCTGCGAAAAAAGCTAAAGGCAAGGCGAAAGCTGCCAAACCAGCAAAACCAGCCGAACAAATCGAGCCATCCAAGCCAAAGAGCGAGAAGCCGCCAAACAAAGAACGGTTCTTAAAATCCAAAGCCTATAAATGGAAGGTTGATCTTATCGAAACTCTTTTGGAGGATGACAAATATTACACCAAGGCCGAAGTCGATGCCTTGATTGAGGCGTACATGAGCGGGGAGGTGCAATAGATGGCAAAAGGCGGCGGATCATGGGTTGCTATGAATAAGATTCTACCCGGTGCTTATATCAACTTTGTATCTCATCCTAGAGCAATGGCCACGGTAGGCACAAGGGGCATAGTAGCCGGGCTGTTAAATCTTCCTTGGGGCAAACAGGGCGAGATTATCACCATCGATGCAAGAGAATTTCAAACAAATGCCCTGCGCCTGCTGGGCTTTAGTTTTGTTGACCCCGAAATGCTTTATGTGCGAGAGCTATTTTTAGGCGCGCGGTTGCTGAAATTTTTCAGACCAACGGGCGGCTCGGCAGCTACTGCTGAAATCGGCAATCTATCCCTGCAAGCCCTTTATAACGGCGAGCGCGGCAATGATATTCAAGTGGCTATTGAAGAGGATATTGACGATCCGGGTTTTTATTTTGTCATCACCAAAATCTATGATGGCGGCGGTTATATAGAGGTGGACGAACAAAGGGTGCAGACACTTGACCAACTGACTGCCAACGATTTTGTAATATTTTGTCAAGCTACAGGCGCAACAGAGCTAACGCTTATGGAAACAGCAGGGGTTAGCCTGCACAGCGGCACAAATGCAACCATTACAGGCGGCCAACATTCAAACTTTTTGGAGCTTATTGAAAAAGAAGCCTTTACAACCGTATTCTTTAGCGGCAAAGATGCCGTCACGAAGGGGCTTTATGCGGCGTTTACGAAGCGGCTGAGAGATGCCGAGGGCTACAAGGTTACTTGTGTGCTGCATGACTATGCCCGAGCTGATCACGAGGGCATTATATCCGTGCTTAACGAAGTGGACAATGAGGATAACCCCGCAGCTTTGGTGTATTGGGTTGCAGGCCGTCAAGCCGGGTGTGAGATCAATCAATCTCTAACCAACAGGCGATACAACGGTACTCTACCAATCAAAGCAGGATTTAGCCAGCGCGAGCTGGAGGCGGCAATCCTTGGCGGCCAGTTTGTGCTTTATGGGGATAGGGGCGGTTTTAGGGTGCTGCGGGATATAAACAGCTTTACCACTATACACCCCAACAAAAATAGAGACTTCCAATTCAACCAAGTCATAAGGGTGCTTGACGAAATCGGCAACTCCGTGGCTCGCATCTTTAATGATTGGTATTTGGGACTGACGCAGAACAATGATATAGGCCGCACTTTGCTCCGTGCCGATCTTATCGACTATATGGAGCAATTGCAAGCAATGGAGGCCGTGGAAAATTTCACGCCGGATGACATCACAATCGGGCCCGGGCGTGAAAAGGGCGATGTGCTTTGTGATATGTTTGCGCAGCCTGTGATAGCAATGGAAAAGCTCTATATGACTGTGCGGGTTGTATAAGAAGTACCGGGAAGAGACCCGGCGGCTCGAAGAGCCGATTTTACGAAGTAAAATTACTGAAAAGGAGGGATAACGGCATATGTCGATGAATGTTGTACCTAACAGGACGCTGGCGGCCATTGACATCGTAAGAGGTGCGCTCGGACGCTGCTATATGACTATTGACGGCAATCGCGAGGAAATGTTATGGACTAAAAATATTGAAACCAACATCGAAAAAGAGAAAACCAGCTTTAGGGTGCTGGGCACGTTAAACCGCAAAAACAGAGCCGGGGGCTGGACGGGTACGGGCTCTATGAATATTTTCTATTGCACAACTGTTTTTCGTCAAATGATGTATAAATACGCCAAGACAGGCGTTGATACCTATTTT